GTTTAGCCATACTGTCACATTATTGTCCTTAGCAAACAGTCGCATCTCTGACGCTATCTGGTAGTCGTATTCGTGACCACCCACCTGACGTAATAAGCCAGCGTCTTTAGCGAGTGAGTTGTAAGGGTCAATTAGGATACCGTCGTAATTCCATGCGTCCTTAATTGCTTTTGCCTCTGTCATTAGAGTTCTAGCAGTGTAGATTTTGTCTACTTGCATGATTTTAAAGTGCTGGTCTATCCAATGTAACTCCTCCTCTATTTGTGCGTCTGGCAACTTCTGGACTGGTTTCCCAGTTTTGAACTCTAGTAACTTTCTTACTATGCTGTAGTCTGTGTTCTCGCTGGAGAAAATTAACCAGCGTAAATCATGCTTTAAAGCGTAGGCTAGCATTAAGAAAACCACTACTGTAGTCTTTCCAGTGTTTGCGTGTCCGACACAAATATTAAAATTCCCTCTCTTAAACCTCAGCCACTCGTCTACTTCATGAAGACCTAAACCCAGACCCTGCTCAATTCTATCGTACTTTACGTCGAGGAGTCTTTCTTTTAGGTATTGCTTTTTTGCTATCATTTAGTTGAGTTTAAAGGTTAAAATAAAAGGGGGCAGTTTCCCACCCCCAGTGGCTAGGGTTTAATTAGAAAGGTAGGTCTGGAGTCTCTCGACCTGCTTGCGATTGTTGCGCAGCAGTTACGCCTTCCTCACGACGAGGAGCCGCCTCTACAGTTCCAGAAGTCCAGACAACTCGTCCGTTTCCTACATAATTGCGAGGAGTGTCTCCTTCACGCTCTTCTTTGCTCTGGCTCATTGCCAGTGAAACGTTCTGTCCGTAGTCGTTAACTTGGTCGTTAATAAATACGTCTACGTTCGCCCAGCCCTTATCGTTAAACTGGATTTTGTCTCGGTTAATTCCTACTGAAATGATTGTACTCATAATTTTGATTTTTAGGGTTTACTTTACTTTTACTGATTCTTGGATTAATTCGACTAATGCGAAAACTTTGCTGTAGGGCTGGCTGGTGATGAAGTCAGCCATTTTATTAAAGGTCTCCATAGGCATTTCTACCATTTGAACCTTAGGGGCCTCTACTTTCTTCTCTACTTCTTTTTTCATAAGTTACTTAGTTTAGATTCTACACTAGCGGAAAGAGTGTATTTCTGTTTAACGTCCGCTACGGTAAACTTACCGCCTTTCAACGCTGCTACTACTTTAGCGAAGGCCTCTGTGTTTTCTTTAAGTTCTGCCTTTGCAGTGGTGGTCTTGCCGTGAGTGTTTGTAGCGTCTGCGTCCTTTGTGTCGTCGATTAGGAAGAGACCGTTTAAAGCATACTTACGAGCGTAACTAGATGCCGCTCCAGTTGCCTGAGATTTGTCCATTCCCTTTTTAGTAAGGTCTAGTCCAGCCTGAGCCTTAGCACTGACTCCAGTCTCTCCGTCTGTAACTTTAACGGTAGCCTCTACAAAGAACTCATCTCCTTCTGTTAAGATAGTGTCCTCGATAGTAAGCAATAGACCCTGAGCGTATAGCAACGGCTTAACTGACTCTAAAATGTCTTCGCATGAACGGTAATTGTATTTACCAAATGCGTTGAACTGATTCTTAGGGGCTTTCAGTTCGTTCTGTACTGTGATTAACTTTTGAATGATACTCATATTGTTGGGTTTTAACTTCTGCAAAGATAAGCGCTTGCAGAGTGCGCTCCAAGTTTTTTCTTAAATAATTGTATCGGACTTCACATTCATTGAGTTCAACTTGTCTTGAATCAATTCATCGATAAAGCAAAGAGCGTCTACTTCTGCCTTCTGAGATATGATAGAAGAAACGATTTGCTCTTGGTCTAATTTCGTTGTTATTACGCCTTCCATTTTAAGTTCTAGTTCTTCTAGCGTCTTGTAGGCATAAAATAATTTAGCCTCTATCTTATTTGAGGCATTGATTGCGATTTGTCGCTCTGTTAGATTGGATTGTCTCATGGGGTTTAGGTTTAACTATCGAAAGCGTTTGAGTTAGGATTTGGCAGCCAGCAGCAGACCACCTTTGTTAATTATTACACTGCAAACATACGGACATAAACACCTATTCTCCAAATTTATTCCCAGAGAATCGATGAAATGCACGAAATTTTAACATTTAAAAAGACTGCTTTTTCTTAAGTGCTTGAAGTTCAGCGTTGTAGTGGTCGAAGATTTCCTGCCACTCGTGGTCATGTAGTTTAAATACCTCTCTAGACTTCTGTAGTAGTTCCTCCGCTAAGTCCTCTCCTATTGCTTTAGAGAACTCATATTGGCGGCCATACTCAAAGCGATTGCACTTTCTGCATTGTGCGTAAGTATTGCGCTCATCGTAACGAGTAGCCATGTATTGGCGACCTATGAAGTGGCCTCCGTCAGATTCAGTGAAGTGGATAGGTTTGTGGCAAGTGATGCATTCGCAGTAGCCTGAATGGTCGTCTGCGTCTCTCCTTCGGATATACTCGTGATAGACCTTGTCTATCTTTGTCTTCCAATATTTTAGAGTCTTCTTCTTTGCCATGATAAGAAGCAGCGCCCAGAGGAAAAACCCTAAACAAAAACCACTGGGCGAATTAACTGCTTAATATGAGTAGAGAGTAGTTTTATTGAAAACAACACAACTGTTAAAATATAGCCAATGTAGAAAACTATATTTAAAATGTACAGAACTTTATTAACACCTATACTCGGATTTTTTCGAACTTTGCCTAAACAGAAACTCTTCTACATTAATCGAACTACTAGAGTAGAAGTTAACTGACAAGAAGTTGACAAACTAGATAAGAAGTTGCTTGACTAGAAGTTAACCGATAAGAAGTTGACAAATGTAGTTCGGCTGCTTTAGAGTCGAACGTCAAAGGTGGCTACGCCCTAACTATGCATTTTTGCGAATAGCCTGCGCCTTCTCAACTCCACGACTTCCAAAATAGGCAATATATATACCAAGCAATAACGACTTTAACAAGTCTATCCACTCAGTAGGGACTTCTATGTCTATAGCGAAAGAGTCTAAGTATATTAACAGAACAGTAGTAACTGTCAAGAACACTAGGCTTAATGGTCTAACGTTTTTAGATAGCCAAGAATCTGAGCGCATATCTGCGACCCAACGTCTAGAGACAGACTTCTGCTCTTCAATGTCTAACTCTACTAACTTTGCAGCCTTAGCCTTTTCCTCCTCAGTTAACTCTTGAGAATTAAAAATCGCTTTAAATGCACCGACTAAATCTCCTTCTAGAATCTCTCCAGCGACATTAATTACTTTACTTTTATTTATCCCTCTAAGAAAGTCACCGACTCTAGTAGTTCCGTGAATCTCTCTGTAGGTCTTTTTCTTTTCACCGTCCATAACAGTCAATTAAATATTGATACTCGTCTCTAACTATAAAACTAGGGCAAGCCTTAGCAGCGAATTCATTGTGGCCATGCAATGTAGCCTCTGGATATTCCTCAAATAAGTCTACGATTAACTTCTCTAAGGATTCTAGTTGTTTAGGGGTTCTAGTGTCTTTTGCTGGCCATTTACCATTCCTTTTCTCAGCCTCTACTCCTCCGATGTAACAAATACCGATAGAGTTTGCGTTTAAGCCTTTAGTGTGAGCGCCTGCTCTCTCTACTGGCCTACCTGAAACTACTGTACCGTCTAGGTAAACTAAGAAGTGGTAGCCTATGTCAGACCAGCCTCTATCTAGATGCCATTTACGAATAGTTTCAGCAGTTACATGACGACCTTCTGGAGTCGCTGAACAATGCAGGATAATTTTATTTATATTTCTCATGAGTCATTACCGAAGAGCCACATTTTCGCCGCTACCGTTGCCAAACCAGACAAGATAGATAGGAAGAAAATAGAAACCCTTCTTATATTACGGTTTAGATACATTAGTTTCTCAACGTCCTTGTTGAGTTGTGAGACCTCAGACACAAGTCCAGTCCTACTGCTCTTTGCGTCATCTTCTAGAATGTTAAGGATTCTCTCTACAGCGTAGTGAGTCTTTAATCCGTTCCTATCTAGTTCTGCGAGTTTTACAGATAGGGCTTTTATCTCTTCTCGGTCTCTAGCGTTCATTTTATTAGTTATTCCACTCGTAAGTAGCAGTTATTATTATATTAGCATTATTCGACGC